CCGGTCGCTCCATCGCCATCGACCCCAGGCGCCCCAACTGAGTTGTAGCTAATCGCACGAGGAGCTGATCCGTCATAGCTAGAGCCTGGATTGGCGCCACTTCCGGTGTCGTCAAAGGTTATCGATTCAGGGGAAATGGCCTCAACCTGGATGTTCTCCGTGCCGTCAAACTCAACGCCATTGATAAGGCGGCCCGTTTCAAGCTGGCTGGCGGTTGCGGCATTGCCAGTTATATCAATGTCCCAGCTACCCGAAGCATCTTCACCAGTCAGCCCTGGAGCGCCAATGGTGTTTCGGCTAATCGTCAAAGCCTGAGAGCCATCGAACTCGGAATCGGGGGCGGCGCCGGATCCAGAATCGTCAAAGGTGATCGTCTCGATTTCCGTGCCAGGTAGCGTTATGTCTTCGGTGCCATCGAAAGACACGCCATTAATCAAGCGAGCAGTGGCCAGCTTCGTAGCAGTATCGGCATTGCCCGACAGGTCCCCCTCGAACGTATTGGCCTCCACGTTGCCACTTTGGTCCCTGCGCATCAGGGTGCCACTACTGCTGGTCGCCGTGGCCCCATCCAAAAGGTTGAACATGGTGCTGGGCATAAAGCCCGCAGTGTCCCCAGTGGCGGCTGCGTGCTGCAGGCCGCCCCCTTGGTTGCCGTGAGCGTGAACATGCCCTGCGTCCGCTCCCTGGCCCGTGGTGCCCGGTGCAGCCGTGCCAAGCGGCTGAGGGCTGGCCGTGCTCAGCGAAGGGTCTCCAGTGCCAAACACGGCGACCTGCGCAGCTGGCGCATCAAGCACTGTTACCTGAACGCCGTCAACTTCGATGACAGAAAGCTCAACCTGGGATGCGGTGGATGACATTAGTTGTTCCTGGAAACAGTTTCTCGAACTTGAAGCGGTGCAGTGGCGTAATAAAACCGATCGCCATTTGACTTGGTGATACTAATATCGGTTTTATGATTGCTGCCAACCGGAAGCATCAGTGATTCGATTGGCGTCAATTCGAGATCAAACATGCCAGGTACTGGCGTGCCCTCAATTTCTGGCAGGGCGACAGTGAAAGTCCCGACTTGCTCACCCGCAGCATTTTTAATGTCTGCATCAACCACAACGCCTTCTTCCGTTAGGTCGATTTCGCTGCCACCTACCGAAACAATAAAGCGCTTCCTGAAGGTAGAATTGCGCAATACAATAAATGGCTCCAGTACCGCTGGCAATTGAGAAAGTTGAGGGAGCTCGCTCATGGCTTAGGTTGCTCCACTGCAGAGTATTCTTCAACCATGGCAATCAATGATTCGTTTCGCGAGTGGGCGGCATAGGGATCCATGTCCAGTCTAAGCAACTGCTGATAAAAAGAACTGTTGGCGATGCGTTTATCGCGTGCAGCAGGAGTGTAACCAGGGTCGGAAGGAAGCATGTCAAAGAATAGCGTTTGGAGTAATGTTAAAACCGTGCTCGGGGCTGATGCCGCGCACATAACTGCGCAATCCCATGTTCAAGGGGAACTGGGTATTGGCAGCTACTGCCTGAGCGGCTTCGGTAATAACCGGATTGTACTTCTTATTGCTGGCGCCCACCGGAGTTGGCTCACCAAAAGAAGCGTTTTGCGCTGGTGAGTAACGTGGCATAAAGCTTTGAATGTTGTCTACGCTGGCACCAGCGGCTTTGAAAATTGTGTAAGCCAGTTCGCCAGGCAGTCGCACGGTACGTGTTTCAACTTCTAGCTGAACAGTAGCGCCGCGCTCTTCATCAAAATTGCCCTGGTTTCCAAGGAGCACGCCTCGCGTCTTCGGGGGAAGATAGCCGGGGTCGGCAGTCCAAATACTTCGCCCAAAACGACCAACAAAGCCACGGCTAAATGGTCCGGTGGTATCACTGGCAAAGCCATCGCCACGACTAAAGGCAATGTCACACTTAAAGCCGTTGGGGGCGTGAATAAATTGATCAAAAAATGGACCAGTGTTGTCGTTGCTTGGTTCGGTTCCGTTAATGGTAAGCAGGTGAATATGGTTTGGCAAATATTTGTTTCCAGATTTATAGAAAATCCTGCTAAACGGTGATCCCGTTTGCTGATAGAAAACACTACCGCCCAGTTCTTTGATGTACACGGAGCGATTGCCGTTATCGGATGGCCCAATAAACGTATGGTGGGTTTGCCGCCACGTCCATGGCGCGGGAATCACCGCACTTCCGTAATGCGTGCGATCAGCGCCCGGTAAGTTATTTGTGACCTGAATACGGTCGCTACGAATCTCGGTAGCCCCGACAATATAAACATTGGACACTTTCAGCTCGACAAGCCCGTTTGTTGCAATATATGGATCGCGAACTGCGCCAAGCAATTCTTTGCGTGTTGGCAAAATTGAGCCAAAACAACAATCACTGATAACAGCAGTATCACTAGGGCCACCGTCTAACTGAATTGGCGAGCCGCTTACGAAGGCCTCAAAGGCGGGGTTGCGACCATTCCGACTTCGCAAGATACGCAAAAATGTTTCTACGTTATTCTCGGTTGACTCATCCCCGACCAGTGTTGTGGTATAGGCCGTTGCTGGCAGAGCTACGCTACCAAACACCATGAATTGACTCGACGGCAATTGCTCATTGGCAACAGCACGAATCAAGTGTGGAATGCCGAGGAAGTTGAATCCACCAAGAAACTCGACACTACGCTTAAACAGCATGGTGTACGAAAGAACGCCAACCTGAAGATCGTTGCCAGATTGATTCGATTCTCGCAACGTAAGATAGAAGGGATTGAAGTTGACTCTGGTCGTCAGGCTTCCATATCCACTGCCATCAAAGTAGTCATTTTCGGTATTAGCATTGCCGGCAAATGAGCTTTGGAAAATTCGCGGCCAGCCCGGCTGCGAATCGTCTCTAAGCTCAAAACGCACATTGCATTCCCACACAGAAGCCGGGTTGTAGAGCCCTGGGGGCATCAATATGATGGCAGTTTGGTTGCTGCCACCAATTACCGCATTGGCATACTCCGAGGCCCTCGCCAGTGTTGGAATCGCAAACTCGGGCTCAGTGGGCGGCCTATCAAACATCTGGTTGAGACTTCGATCAGTGGTGCCAGGCTTGACATAGATCGTGATCGTTCCGGTCCCAGCACTGATAAGGCGTTGCGCCTGCCTCCATCGGTTTAGGCCCGCAATCGTCACAACCTCAGGCCGCTGATTGAGGCTGTTGTCGTCGCTCGCTACGGGCGCATCCGAACCAATTGCTGTCAGGTCCTCTATACTTGCAAGCGATACTGGCCCTAGGCGATCTACAAGCGCCGCACTTATCTGCGGGAACGAAACACTGTTTGTAATAGTCAGATCTCGCACAGTGATAGAACTGGCGGTCAGACCATTCGGGAAATCGGCCTCCCTCGATTCATCCAGTGTTGAGTTACCAATTGCATCAACGCTTAAAGTTGCCCCCGTTTCAATATCTTCCAGACCTCGCGGGCTGACATTAAACCCTTCTTCGTTGGCGCCCTGTGGCACCACACGCCCTCCAGCTTCATTCGTGAAGTAATAAGAGAATTTATTTTGTGGGCCAAGCGTATTTTGTGCCGCCGGCAGCGCCTTTGAATAATTGAGGTGACCCGCCCATTTCCATGTGTGCTGGTTAAGCGAAAGTATGCTGGGGCGACGAAATTCAATAGCCCAGAAGCCACGACCAGATGCCGCGCCTCCCGATGGCTGCACCGGGAAGTGCGTTGCATTAGCAGGGCTGCGATCACGGCTTGAAGCACTGCGCGGAACAAGCGCCTGGTGTGCGTCAGTACCAGTAAATCCAAGCGCAACCAAGAATGCGTAAACACCCAGATAGTCAGAGCCAGTGCGATACTGCTGCTGAATGAGACCGCTTGTGGTCCAGACTGTCGCCCAGTTGATGCCGCAGGTTTGTGTATTGGAACTGTTGTCAGTATCAGTATCAAAAATCAGGATTGGCGACTCTGCCGACTGCTGATCTTCTGGGTTGTAATCAGATTGCATGTGGACGAACGTTTCGCCCCAGTCGCGCTGGTCTGGCGTAGGCGTTGTTGCGATGAAGTCCCGCAGTGCCTGCCAGTGCTTTCCAGCATAGGTAACAACCGTTCCGCGACGATAAAATGCGCCATTTGTGTATATGTTTTCAGCAACAGCACGACGCAGGGTGATTTCTGCGGTCTTACTAACGCCAGGGCCAGGCGATGGCCCGACTCCCGCACCGCTGATAGTTATGCACTCACTGCCACCGGGCTGCAATTCACGAACAACATTGCCGCTGGTGCGAGATGGATCGGTTTGCAGCGCAAAGCCGCGCTCGGGCAGCCTGGCTGATGCTGAATTGTTGATAACGACACTAATGCGTCGCTCGGACGGCGTGCGAGTATCCACCAGTCGCCGAACATAAACCCTTTTGCCTACTGCGGCATCTGCAGAAATGGACTGACCCGATTCAGAGTCCACCAATCCCGTGGATAGGTTGATTCGATCTGGCGTACCTGCATTCCACGCGCTGGTACTGAGATCTGCACGCCAATCCGCGCCAGCTGGATTTTCGATCCAGATTTTCGTGCCAGAAGGAAGCGTGTAGCCTTCGCGGGCGAGAACTGCTGGCACGGCCTCGTTCCCTTCATCCGTAGAAAGGGGCGTCGAAAGAATGATTCGACTGCCATTGATTGAATCAACTACACCAAGTTGAACTCGCCGAATATTTCCACGCTTTTCGCCTGGATCCAGAGGTACGCGAATTCTTCCAACAGACCAATTTTTGTCTTGGGGATAAGCAAATCGCTTGTAGCCTTTGGCGACGGCTGCACAGCCACCGAAGTTTGAGTTACCAAGATTGCAATCGACCTCCCCACCATTATCGACAAAGGTCATTACGCCATGACCAATTGCAAAAACAGAAACCTTTTGAATAAAGGCATCGTTTACAGCGGATACATGCCGACTAAGACGGCCTGGATTCATCCGCACATTGTCTGGAGAGGCGTTGATGTACCTCTGGTAGTCGCCCGGTGTGTTGGTGAGGCTGACCCATCCATTGTTTTCATATAGCTGCCAGCAGCGCATATCTTTTTGCAAGCTTACGCCTGTGAAGTTGGCGCAAACCATGCTCTTGAGGCCATTAACCTTGTCACCATCCCAAAAAGCCCCGCCCATTCCGTAGTCGGAGCGAATTGAGCAATTGAAGATGTATGGAGAAGCGCTGGCGGTGGTATCCCAGGCAGAGTTTGGAAGCTGACCGGCAACAATGGGGCCGACAATCTCGTGCTCTGTTGACCTTGTTCGCAAAAGAGCAGATGCAAGATCGGCCCCCTCCCCTACAGCGGCTTGACACTTTTCGTAAAACAGATCAAGCTCTGCCTTGCTAGCAGGCCCATGTAGATCGAGCAGATGATGGGATTCTTTGTATCCCAGCTTGTCCATGCCCGTATAGCCAAAAAAGTAACCAGTGCCGGTAACTTTTATTGCAGCACAGCGATTTGCATAGTTAGCCTGCTCGTCGGCAAAAGCTGGAACCCAGTTGGGGCGAATAGTGGTCTTCCTGAGGTCCGGGCCACAGAGACTGCACCCGCGTGGCAGAAGAACCCCACCAGTGACTGGAGGATTGAACTCAATCAGGTCTGAGATGCTGGGATCTTTTTCGTCGCCCCAGCTTTCGATATTCGCATCCGACAAGCCAGGATCGCTGTAGAGAATATGAACGCCAGACGCCAAAACAATGCTGACACAATCCAGGTGCGCCCTTGGATCCGTGTAGGTGTACCAGTTTTTGCTGGTAATTATTGCTGCCTCAATTGCAGCTCGGTTAATGGTTTTGAATGGTCGATATGGCGTATAGCCACACGTCATTCGCTGCATTTCAATGCGCTTTAGCTTGCTCGCGATGATTTCTTCGTCGGTATCCCCGGACTCGTGACTATTATAGCTTCCTCCGACAAACTTATCACTACCGATGTAGGGATTTACATAAAGAGTAAAGGGCGAGCTAAATGGATCAGCTTGCTCAAGGGCGCCGGCAACAATATTTGCGTCACCACCAAGCTGACGCAGAGCATCAACAAGTGCTCCAATCTGATCGCGAAATTGCTGGACCGATGGGCTAGCGTTCAGAGAGGCTTCTTCACCAGCAAGCTTAATTCTGGCCATCTAGCGCTGAAAAGATTTACCTTGCCCCATCCTAGTCTCTCAACCCCGAGAAGAGACAACCCTGATCTTGCCGGTGGCAACAAATTCAACGCTTAGGCTTACTACTTCATCAACGGTCGTGTTGACATTTGTGCTTGAAAGCAAAATGGGAACTTCGTAGTAAATTGATTCAGAGCCCTGGCTGCAATCCTCTTCCGCGTTTTTGTCATCCGCAATCACAAATCTTGCCTGTGCTTTTGCCCCAACCTGTGTAACCAGCATCAGCCTGAGCATGGAATAAGGGCCAAAGCTTCCCTTTCCATCTCTCGTACTCATAATCGCGTTGAAACTCCCCGCGCCACCAAGACTTCCCTTCGCCGACTCGCCAAATCTTTGCCCTATCGCCCCCTGGTCAAGGACTTGCACGTTTGTTTCAAAGGCCCAAGATGTTAAATTAGCAACCTGCTTCCACTTGCTAAGCTCAGAGGCTTCTTCTAGGAAGGCTGCAAGTGATTGCAGCAAATCTGCAGGCAGAAACTGATCGCCAACAACCTCAGCATTTCCCTCTTGAAAGATAAGGGGCGTTGCAAAAGACAAAAGTCCATTTACCAGTGCCTGGCTGTAATTTCCTTCGGGGGCGGGAGAAATAATCAATTGGTCGCAATCTAAAATCGAGATTGGCATAAAAGATTCGCCAAACCCATTGATTGCATCATGCTCTTCTCCGTAAAATGTTATATTGTCAATTTCGTCTCTATGAATATACGCATAAACTATTTTCTCAAGTGGCAGTGGGTCGTAAAAGGAAGCGGAGGGACTTCCCACGTAGACAACATCGCGGTCCTGCCTCGCTACGCCTCTTGGGCCTGGGTCGTAGCGGCCATCACCATAGAAGGAGTGGCCGCCGGGAGAGGGCGCGTAGGACTGCCCCTGGGGGATCACTGGGGCGCCCCTGGAGCACAGGATTGCCACTCTGTCACCACTCCAAAAGGCTGGCTCCTCTACGTCCAGAATGTTCTGAGAGGCGCCCCTGACAAGCCTGGATTCATCAACAGCAGTTGGCGCCGCCCATTCCCTTGAAAAGGAGACGGTTCCGTACTTACCGAGTAGGGCCATCAGTATTCAGCAGAGGGCTTTCCGCTGATGACAAAATTTATGCTTACAGTTGTATTTTCTCCCGAAGAGATTGATTCGCTTTGACTAGAAATAAGAACACTTCCCTTAAGCGTTCCCCTTGATTGCCCGGTGCGAAGAATCAGTGTCAAATTATCGGTTGACTCGTCATCATTGAGAATTCTGTTCATCAGTTCAACAGTCGCTGCGTCGTCTGTTTTGTAAAGCAGCGTTGCACTTCCTCCAGTGCTTCTTTTGCCATAGGCGTAGGTATCATCCATATCCCCAATCCCGGTGGTCTGCAAGGTATCTCTGTTCTTGTTAATAGACGCATTCGTAACCTTGGCTATTTTCTTGCCATTCCAGCGAAGCTCTCCATGGGTTCCATTAAGAATCGTCATCAGAAAAACGAAGCTCTGCCCTCAGTCTCACTCTAGTGGTGTATCTACGACCGGGAACCCTCTCAAGCACCGGTGGTTCACCATTGACGAAATACCAAAATAACCCAGATTCCTTCTGTGACATGAAATCCAGTAGTCCTTCGTCCTCGATTCCATGAAAAATAATAGACGGAAGTAAAATATTTTCAATCGGTCCTTTCGCCAGCAAATGCGTGCGAACAATTCTAAAAGCGTGATTCTCCGATATGTTTTCAAAGCCTAGATCGAGCAATCCATCAGACGGCTTGCTCGACCAAATCTTATAGCTTCTGACGCCAGACTGGGAGCGAGACTCCGTAATAGGCCACTGGGGCGGAGTAAAAGAACAGCTCGTAGGCTTGATCTCTGGAAAATTGACCGTCATCTCGAAATCACCCAGTTGCTTTCATTATCCCATCCATCGACCATCGAAAGAAGTCTGTTGCTGCCAACAGGCGAATGGATGGCTTCTATGTCGAACTTGCCTTCGTCTGTGGGGCTGATTTTCAAGATTTGATAGCTTCTTACGTTAGTGGTTCTGACCGTAAAAACAAATCCACGAAGATTGCCCTTGCCATCGTCGGAAACGAGAAGAGATCTTTCTGCTGGCCTGCGCTCATCTCCGGCCCACGCGATAACATCATACGAGCCTGGGGCGAAGGCACGAGACGAAACAATTGTTCCATCTTTCATTACCCCACCATTATTAAATTGATTGAAAAATGTTGAATCCATTGCAACTCTAATATAATCACCTGGATACAAGTCGGCGCAAACCCCAGCAAGGGAGTCATAGGTGATCGTAAACTTAACAACGTGATCCCTTAGACGCTTAGACCTGATTCTAAACTTGCAAACATCAATTACATGCTGTTCATTGGTAACGTAGTCGCTCAGGTCGAGTGACTCAAGCGGATCGGAGTCACTCCCAAATGGAGACGCCTCGCGCACAACAACCTCTCTTTCTACCGGGAACAGTCCTGGGCTGTTCAAGTCGAGATTGAGCCTCTCCTCTCGCCACTTTGCACTGACCCGGACGGGGCGAAGATCGTCAACCGGAATGGTTTCAAGCTTGAAAGTCCCCTTCTCAATGTTTCCTGCAGTAAAGAGAGCTTTATGACTGATTTCCTGAAATGTAATCGCAGGGGTCAGTGAGTACCTGCCTCCCACCTCACGAAAATCAAGCAGCATCGTCCCAGCTACGTCGGCAGCCCATTGCCTGGGGGTGTTGGTTCCCAGCATTACAGGACCATCAAAAAAGTATTTTCTGTCTTGACACCATTGAGCCGCTGCCTTGAAGTCGTCAAGCAAAATCAAGTCATCGTTAATTCGCCCAGGCCCGTACTTTGGATTAGTAAAGCGGTCAAGGGCGACATCAGGGAAAAGATGGGAAGGTCCCATGCTTAAATTGTTTAACAGTCTTCTTACCTTTGTTCCTTTGTTTACATAAGAGGAAAATTGTCTGAACTGAGCCCATTCAAAGCTTGATCGAACATTGATCCCGATCAAGGCGATTCCAGTATATTCTGGCGCCTGCTCATTTTCAACTATTTCATTTACATAGACTATTTCGTGCTCCGGTCCATTGTTAGCGCTACTTTCCACCTGCTCGTAAATAAACCCTTCTGCCAGCTTGCCCCAAGCATCAACGTGATTGTTGTTCGTATCGATGGGCGTTAGTCCAACATTCGCCCTTCTGCTTTGTTGAAGCGTAAAGCTTGCCATGGACCTGCTTATTGACCTGCCATTGAACCTGACCACGACATTGCCAAGGCCGGTTACCGTCAAAGCCGATTGCACCTGTTTCAAGCGTGCGTCAAGCACCCATAGATCTCCAGTCGCAACATTCTGGCGAATCTCCCACCCGGTCAATGGCTCAACGCGAATCTCCCATCGAGACGAAGAAGGCATTTCAAGCCTAAAATAATTAAACACGGCCTGCTGCGTTTGACTGCCAACGCCAAAACACTGACTTAATGGCATGAATTCTTCCGCCCCATACTCGCGAACGTAGACACGGAAAAAACTGTACCTGTCTTCTGGTGTTGTCAGTGTTCCACTTTGATATTGATCAACCCTCAGAATTTTTCCTCTCTGGATTTTGTCCCCCTCTTTGCCGGTACAGGCCCTTTCGTCCGCCTCTTCAAAAGAGAGAGTGGTTCTAAACCGAAGAAGTCCGTTGAAACTTAGTCCAAGAGCGGACTTAATCCCAATCTCTACAATTCTACATTCTCTCTGTGTGGCAATGTTTGCAATTGCAATCTTGAATATGTGCGGACCATTTGTTGCTGTTTTTCTTTCTTGCGGATCGGTTGACGGAGCGTTCAGTGATGCTTCTGTTACAGTGCTGGCCGACCCACTGCGAACAACCTTAAAGGTTGCGGTTATGCTCTGCCCGGAACCCTCGGCCTCTAGCTCTAAATCGCTTCTGAAGATTTCACTGTCTGGCGTCCGCCCAGAGCAAACAGCAAGAGCAGAGCCAACCTTATACATTTCGCCAACAACAATTGCGTCATCCCAAGATTTTTGTCTTGCTGCAACAGAAGAAGCTGCGTCATCAGCTTTTTCCAGGTAGGCATCCAGCTCAGAGAAGTCAAAGTTAATATCGGCCCTCAGGTTTCCGCCCTGGGCAGATAAAGGCGTGGAATCATTTGAAATCTCATACTCAAACCTAGTAAAGCCACCTCCGGTCCCAGAAGTGACAACAATATCTGTTACCAGCCCGTCATTGTTCTTCTGCGCCTCGTAGAGCGTTTGATCCTTGTAGATCGTGATTATGGCATCAAAGAAAGAGGATATATCTTCTTTGATCTCATCGTTTTCAAGCTTAACCCAATACTCTACCCTATAGCGCCCCTCCGCTGCACCTGCAAGAGCAGATCCAGCAGCCGTCGTGTTAAACAACACCCTCACAGAAGACGTTTGAGCAACCGTGTTAATAGAAGGAGCCTCAACAGTAAGAAAAGACAGCCAATCAATCGTTAGAGTTGCACCCGTTTTTGAATAAACGACAGGCCCTCTATTTAACTCCTTTTTAGATTCCCAACCCTCTTCGTTTGCAATGCCATAAGAGTATTCGGTTTGAAAATCACTGCCGCTGAGCAATTTGTATGTAAACGTGTCTCCCTCGCTAAAACCACCGGAGACGATTCCTGAGCGAGAAGAAAACGTCGCTTCAAATTTCTGCCTTTGCACATTTGCGACATTATCAATTGGGCACTCAACCTTTGCATCGCCCTCGTCACCAACGGGCTTAAGCCTTGCATTCACACCAGGGCGAACGTTTGGATTTAGCTTAAAGGCAAGATTGTTTCCAATTAATCTAAATACGCCAAATGTCGTGCTATTGCTTGGCTTGCTAGTTGAGGAAAAATCTTTGGCCCAATCATTTGCAACAGAAAGGATCGAGAAAACGTCATCTCCACCGGAATTTTGGGCGTTTCCAGGGTCTTGACTGGCGGCTCTGCCGGCAATTCTGTCACCAGATACAATGCGACCCCCATCCCCTTTGTAATAGATAGTGATTCGACTACCCGACTGGTTGGCGGATGCACTAAGTAAATCATAGGCGCCAATTGTATTATCACCAATCGCGAAGCCGAGTGGATCAACCGACTCAACATCACCCTCTCCTATCATGAAAACGGCCCTGAGCATCTGACTTCCGCCAAGGCTCCAGACCTGAGACCAAAGCAGTGAAAGGTTTGCCCTCACCCCTCCATAGGTTTTGCCATCAATTGTCTCTCTGTTTGCGTAAATTACAGGAATAGGCGCTCCAAGCGCCGCAACATCCTGAATCGCATCAAAGCCAGCGCGGGGGGCGAAGGAGGAAATTCCTATTTGATTATTGCCATTTTTGTTTCTTGTTTGAAGCTCTGCCGGTCTGCCTGGCCTCGATTGCAGCAGAAAGCCAATGATCTGAAAGCCGACACCAATAACTGACAAGACCAGAGAAATGGTTGCTATTGTTGTCGAAACTGGCTCACCACAAACAACAGCAGGCTGTGGCCCTTTTCTCGCCTGCTCTTCTACATAGTCCTTCCAGAATTTGTATTGCTCTTCAGTCAGCCCCAGAAGGGAAGCAACATAGCGATCAGCCGGAAGCACAGCGGACTCTCCAAAAGTTTCCCTGAACCAATCCTAACGGAATCCATGCCACCCCCTTTCTATGGCTTACAAACACAACGCCGTCCTCAACGACCGTTGCAATGCTGAAGCCCGTTTCCTGATTTCTCGTCATATACAAATCAAGGCTCCTGGGAGCTTCGACCGCGACCATGTGCTTGTGCCACTCTTGCTCAAGCTGATCCCATTGCCTAGCAAGGGCGAGTTGCAGCCATTCGCTGTTAAGTGGTGGGCACGGGGCGCCAGCAGAAGTTAATATCTTGTGGGCCAGGATTAAGCAGTCTGCCCCCTCGCCATCATCGGGATCAGCGGCAAACTTATGAGGTAGTCCAATCCATTTAGAATAGTCAATCATTGCAACACGAGATTTCCATTCGTGGGAAGTGCCCCAACCAGAGACTGAGACAAAAACCTTCCGCCAATTCGACTCACTGAATCAAGGGGCGAAGCAAGCTGAAGTACAACTCCATTCTGGGAAATGTCATACTGAACCTGGGAGCAGGCCCATATCTCAGTGGTAAGCAAATTGTCAATAGTGAAGCTGGATCTATTTATTTTTGCGGTTTTAATTTCTAGCAGCCAGTCTTCATCTGTTGCCTCTTTGAAAACAGAGCTGGTTATTTCGCCGGCTGGAGCGCTAATCGCCGCCTCTGCTCGATCACCGCCCCTTGTAGAAGCATTTGTTGCAACTGCTATTGGTATAAACCGATAGGACGCCCCCTGAAAGCTCTTGGACTGATCGGGAAAAAAATTCTGAGCAGCCCAATTTGTGTAAACTCCATCCCTGCTTTTGAATCGCATGAAGTTACATAGTTCCATTACTGCGACATCCCGATTGAACGACGAACCTGTGGATTGTTTTTAATGCGACGCTGAGCCAATTCGGCCCCACGGGCAGCCGAAGCACGCCCAATCTGTTCTGCCTCTGCTCTGGTCACATATTCTACGCTGTTGATCACTGTTGATTCAAACTTGATCGGCCCATCCCCGGCGTCTCCACCAAACTCAGCAGATACAACATCAGCCCTCATGAACGGAATGCTCAAAGGCTGCTGCTGCGTGCTGCCAGAGCGACTGCGGAAAGGAATCGAGCTGCTGCCGCTGGAGGTCGTAGGAGGCTCCTCATCCACCATCAGACTGCCGCCCTCAAACGGGATTGAGAGGTCTGCCTCCACGCCCAGGCGCCCATCCTTGGTGCGCTTCAGGGGCATGATCGCCTCCGTTCCCGCCTCACCGGCCTGCCCAGTGCGAGTCACCCCAGCATCCTCAAAGCTGAAGAGTGTGGGGGATTGCAGGATTCCCCCATTAGCGAATTTCATCAGCTCGCCATTTTCAAATGCGTTTCCGTTTGCGTTCGGGATAATTGACTGAACTGCGCTAGTCCATGGATTATTTCCAGCGGCGGCAGGCCCACCAAAGCCGGAGGGCTTCATGAATCCGGCAACGCTCATGCCGATGCTGCCAACGGTTGTCAGAACCGAGCCAATGCCGCTGAGTACATTTCCAACCCCGCCTTTTTGTATGTTTTGAATTCCACCCACGATTCCAATAACAGCAGAGGAAGCGAGACTTAGGCCTGTTACTACCTGTCCAAGGTTTTTGCCCCATTGCGGAACAGTGCCAGCCAGCTTCTGATTATTTTCTTGCACTTTCTCTGCCATTTTTGTATTCAGCTCAATCGATTCATTTGTATATTTATCAATCAACTGCAATGAATTTGTTAGCCCCGAGGGCAAGTCCGGTCCACCGACACCAGTGAAAGTGCCGGATATGGAAGATTGGGGGCCGACCTGCTCGCCCACCGTGGGCCTTCGATCAAGGGGAACAGGACCCCAGGCGGGATCCCAGTAATTGACTTTCTGAGATTGAGGGAGAGTACCAGGAGCGGAAGATCCGGGGCCGGGGACAATTTGATTCATGGCGCCAGCTGCGCTTTTGCGAAGCGCCTCCGTGAAATCGCCGAGAGCGCCAAAAAAGTCAGCTCGATCACTTTCAAGCAAATTACCGGAACCGACAAGAGACCCAAAGAAATCGTCTAGCCTCTTCTGATAGGCGGCAATGCCCTCTCCTGCCCCCATTAAGAGATTCTCGATTTCCATAGGGCCGAGACCCGGAATAGAGGCACCGCTTACGCCGACATCAAAGTAACCAGGGGCTTTCATATTTGTAACGAACCCAACCCTGCCTCTGGTGGCAATAGCTGCTTGGGGTGTTCCAGAAAATGGGGCGGAGACAGAAAGCGTTCTCACCATTGAGTCAATGCCAGTCTTAATAGAAAAAACGTTTGCGCTAATTTGTTGCACTGCCTGAAGTTGTTGCAACTGCTCTGGCATGATGTCGAATCCAAGCCTTCCTGCCAGGTCAAACACTGTGCGCTGCATTGCCTGTTCAACGGGCTTAAATGCAATGTCGAGCACGAAACCAAGACTCTTACGCCCCAGCTCTTCACCCACTCTCTTGACGGCCTCAGAGGCGCTACCAAGCTCGTAGAAGCCTTCGATCAATCCGCGCAGTGAGAGAGTCAACTCAGACGAAGCAGTCTTGAAGTTGTTGATGATCTGAAGCTTTTGTTGCAGCATGTCAAGCTTTGCTGCATTTTCAGTGAGAATCTTGAACTCCTCAGAGGCGGGACTAATACCTCTCTGAGTAAGATCCATCATGGCTTTCTCAAGCTCCGTGGTGCCGCTGATGGCAGAGTTGATTTCAACTCGCAGTGAATCAAGCTGAGAGGACTGCTGACCCCCTTTCTCAAGGAAGAACTCAAGCGATGCCCCAAGTTTTACATTGGCTTCAGCAAGCTTCTGATATTCAAGAACAAGCTCTCTGTAAGGAGCTATTTTGGGAGCCTTTGAAACAGCCTCAAACGCCTCTCCGATTTTTGCAAATTGAGCCCCCAGCGGATCATCACTCAACTCGCCCCTGAGCTGCTCGAACTGATTGATAAGTCCAGTGACGCCTTGGTCCGCAATCTCCTTGAGGCGAGCATTGAATCCGATGAAGTCACCACTTGATACAAGTGAAGACAGCTCGTTCTGAACACTTGCAATAGCCGTTGCGAGTTGCTTGCCGCGAGCGGCAACAGTGTCAAGCCCAGCAGTAGAAACAGAAGCACTAGCGCTTACCGACCCGAAAGAAAGCTGTGGGGGCGGAGCAAAGCTCTTCACGGCATTCTTTTGAGCTTCGATAAAAGTGGCTTGATTGGCGTAAAGATCAGCCAGTTCGCGATTTTGTTTAGCGATGGCCGGGTTGGCATTATTGGCAGCACCTCTAAACAGATTTTCTTGCTGCTTCGCCTCAAGTCTCTTGATTTCAAGGTTATTGATATTGATTCGCTTTTCAATCTCGAAGCGACTTCTGTCATAGGCTTGGTTTTTCTTCAGAATCCCGTCGTTAATTTTCTCAACCTGTTTTTGAGTTGAGAGATTTAGATCGCTAACTTGCTTCGCAACATCAATCCTGTATTGCTCGATCTCAATTCGCTTGGATTCAAGCTCTAGCTCAAGAGAGCGACGACGATTTGCAACCTCGTTCTCAGTCGAAAGCTGTTTTTCTGTAAATTCAGAAACAGCATCAATAAGCTGTTGCCCAATCTCGTTGCCGAAGACAGTGGCTCTCAGCTCGGCATTTGCATTGCGCAGCTGCTGAAGGCGAACTTCTCCTTGAGCCGCAAACAGCTCGTTCTCTTTGGCGATAACAGCCAGTCGCTCTTGAGTAATTCTTTGCTCAACCCCTCTCCTAATGTCGGCAATTGATTTTTCGTAAGATTCGATCAGTTCAAACCTTTGATTGTCCAGATCTTTTTGTTCTTCCGCTGCAGTCTTGATTGCATCAGTGTACTTTTTAGCAATGTCTGACGCTTCAAGGCCGGCAGAGAGAGCAGCAGTAGTTTGCTGAAATGGAAGCAGTTGCTGCTGTCTTTGACCTTCTTGAGTGAGCGGTGGAGTACCAGCCCTTTCTGCGGCCTCCTGGCCACGCTTTCTTGCGTTTTCAAATTGAGCCCTAGAGAGACCAAAACCGGGATTAACGACAGATGCAACGTTAAATGCAGCGCCTCCAACGTTTTTAACCCAGTCGGGTACGTCTATGGAGGCAATTCTTTGAAGAGCGGCAGCAAAGTCATTTATGATCGAGATTGTTCCAGTAAGCAGTGGAAGCATCTCGGAGGAAAGAGCTGCATAGAGCTTCTGATTTATCTCGTCAAGTTTTTTCTGTTCCTCTGAAAGTGCATTCAGCTGTTTTGCGGCTCCAGGGCCAAGCTGCTTCTCAAGCTCGGCAAAAACAATCGCTTGCGCAGCAGCCGCGTTGCCAACAGTCTCCAGTCGGCCAACAAGATCTTGAAGTCCTGAGTCAACTTTCAGGCCAGCAGTCTTCATCGCCTCAAGCGCTGCCGTTGGCTCTTTCAGGCTTGAAGCAAGCTCTTTCAGGTTGTTGACAGTGGTATCAACCGCAGAGCCAACAGCTGTACCGATCAGCGACAGACCAAAGCCCAGGGCGCCACCGGCATAACCACCGGCAAAGCCACCAATGCCACCACCGGCTGCAGCGCCGACCCCCTGCCCAAACAGCAGCGGGAAGGCACCACCGATTAGGCCCTCGCTGATACCAGCAGCCAAGCGTGGGTTCTTGGTGAGGCGGACCAGGAAGTCAGCGTCGGGGGCGCGACTGGCTTGCAAGTTATTCAGCGTGCCAATTGTTTCTCTCAGCTCTTTATTGAGTTGCTTAGCCCCTGGCGCAACTGGATCAAGTTGCGAATAAACCTCTTGAAGAACCCTTGATAGAATCTCAAGCCTTGCTGTCGCAACCTTGGATGGGTCGCGAAGCTCTGCGAGACCCAGGAGCCCCTGTATGCCCTGCTGAGAGGCTGCGGCAAAGCGGTCGTCGAAGTCGTCGGGGGCACCGCCTGGGGGGATTGGGGGCGATGGGGGAAGACCGCCTCCACTGCCAGTACCGCTACCACTGCCGAACAGGCCACCGCGTACACGATCGCCAAGTGAATCGACCGCCTCCTTGATGCGGCGCTTAAGCCCACCAGACGCTTCAGTGCCAGCGTCTTCTATAGCGCTAGCGGTTTTGCGCTGTAATTCGTCAATCTCGGCCTGAATGCTTGCGATCGTATTCCGAGGGGTTGCAAGCGTGGCAACCGGTAAAGGGGCAATGTCTTCACGGCCTTCCGGGCGAAAGCCCGATAGTGTCTGCTTAATTTTCTGGGCGGACTGTAGAGCACCGGAAACAGCCCGCCCGGCCCCGGTTCCAGTAAGAAACGTCTTACCAAGAGAAGAAATGTCATCTGCAAACTCTACAATTTTTTGGCCAGACTCCCTTCCCTTTGCAAGCATTGATTCACTTTTGCTGCCAAGGTCGGCCCCAAGAATACTCAAGCTTTGCTTGAGGCTATCAAGCGCGGTTGGCACAGATGCAGCAGTAACTTCAGTCGCCTTCGCAGAAAAATCCTTAAATGTTTTTTCGCCGACCATTGAATAGAGGCCAGCCGTTGCGATCTGCGCCTGCTTTGCCTGGACCTGGAAAATCCCAGCCGGGGCGCCAACGCTCGCAGAAGGCAGTCCTGTCCCACGTCCGATCTCAGGACTGAACATTGTCGAGAGGCCTACTGCCCTTCCCTGGGGGCCCCCCAAGGGGCCGACAAACGCGCCAGTCCCAGATGCCGTGCGAAGCGCTGTACTGAACAGAGCCGATTCCAGGCCCGCGCCAGGAATGCCAGGCGTGCCGCGAAGACCTCTCCTCGCGGAGGCGGAAAGATACATAGACGGAACAATTCCGCCACGCTCATAGGCTTTTCTGTACGCAGCTTCTGTTACAGCAGTAGAAGAAAGAATATTTTCGCCAGCCAAGGAGACAAGCTTTCTAGAGGAAGATGGATTAGCGGAGGTTCTTGCAACAAACGCCCCAACTCTTGTCGCAGTGTCACTAAGCTGCCCTCTCGGGCCAGAAATAGAACTCGGATCAACTTTTAGACCACCTTCAACCCCGTCAGCAAAAAATTTCGCAGCAGCTACTCCCCTGCCTGTGAACTCTTTGAGTTTTTCAAATGCTTGAACAATCGGTATGACAACCTTGTCAATAATTTCCTGAGATGGGCTCCTTGCCCTAAAGCTGTCTCTGAAGGCTTTAATTACTGACTTGCTATACTGAATTGCAGCATTAACAGCATCAGGAATTCCGTCCTTCAATCCAACAACAAAGGAATCGCGAATGCTTTCAGCAACAACGTCAGCCCCGCCACTTGGCTTTAGCGCCCCTTGATTAAACTCTCTAACAATCTTGTCAATGGCTTCGGCGGGCGAAACATTCTCAAAAAACGTTCTGTTTTGCTGAAGAGAATCCTGGAAAGTCTCAAAACTTTTATCAAAACCAGTCAGCTTGGCCGCTTGAGTGATTTGGTTTCTTGCCTCCCCAAGAGCATTGCTTATGTCAAGAATGCCTCTCTGAAGTACACCAAGATCTCTCGCGACCGACTCAGCATTGTCTCGTGTGATATTTCCTTCGAGCTTTTTAAGCTCGTTTATCTTTTCCTGAACCTGCAGGCGCAGCTGATCCGCATTGGCAGCACCCTTGCCCTGTAGCGAGATAGCTGCGCTTTCGACGGCATTGGCCCTAGCTCGAAGCCTTCGCACTGCATCTTCAACACGCTCGGGCGCGATGGTTTTTGCACCCGCAGCCCCTCGCCCCGTCTCATAGGTTCCGGCAACTTTGGCTTCACTGATTCTGAGAGCCAAGCGCTTTTTAAGGCTTGCCGTCATATCAGAGACAAGCTTTAGGTTTTGCTGATTTGCTTGGACCGTTCCAGACTCAAGCTTCTGTATAAGACTTGCAACCTTGGCCCGCTCTTGGTCTACCTGCACCCCCCTCTTAGAGTTGATCGCTAAATCGTTGCTGAGCGTTTGCAGCTCTACGAGGCGATCCTTGAAGGGGCCAGTAGCCTTAAGTCGCTGATCAAAGTCCCTACCAGCCTCCCTGCTTTCTTTATTTAGGTCTTTGTAGATACCTTCTATTTCCCCAAATCTATTAACAAAAGCGTCTAGGTCAGACGAATCAAACATTGCCGGAGAAACGCTCTCCAGCCTGCTTGCAAAGCCAAGAGCTTGTTTCGTGTATTTCTCAAGATCTGATGTAAGCTTGCTCGACTTCACAAGATCCCTGTTGTATCTCTCATAGGAGTATCTGGTTAGGTCAACCTGCCCAGAAATGGCTCTGGATGTATCAAAATTACCTTTCAGAATTGCGTCTCTCGCAGACAAAAGCCTATTTGTTAGCTCTTGCCTCTGAAAGTCGGTCAGATTGGCTCTATCAATGCGCCCCTGAAGCTCCTCTTGCTGGATAAGAGCACTGTTGATTTTCTTTTGAAGGTCGGCCTCTTCTTTTTTCGCCTGGGGCGAGCCAGGAACAGCCTCCTGCCCACCAGGCATTTTGCCGCTGACAGGCAGAAAAGCAGTGCCAAGAACACCAAATTCACTTGAAATTCTCCCCCTCTCCGTGAAGCCTGCTGGCAGCTCGGGTCCTCCTCGCATCTTCCACATGTCCGCAATTATCTTTTGCTCTTCTTTTGTTTTTTGCTGAGAAAGAGCAACGGCCGCTCGTGTCTCAGAGCGAAGACGCTCGGCCTCTTGTTCAAGTGCTTTTAGCTTCTGCTTTCCGAGAGCGGTCGCGGCAGCAGTGCCCCTACGAAGTTGTTCCGCCTCGGCTTCGATAGCCTTCTGCTTCTGCATCGCAAGCGCGACAGAGGCTTCCGTGGATTTTCGATTTGCTTGCGCTTCCTCAAGTCGTGCTGATGGAGAGCCGGGAATCAGATTCCTGACTTTCTGTCCCTCAGCAGTAACAGTAGAAGGTAATTCTCCCGTAATTGGCGAAAAACCAGTGCCAAGGCTGCCAAAAACATTAGAGACGCGACCGCGCTCCGTGAATCCCGTCGGCAGAGCGGGGCCTCCCCGCATTTTCCACATATCCGCAATTTGCCTTTCGCGGAATTGAGCCTGCTTTTCAGCACTCTGAACACTGAACTGAGGAAGAAGCGAGGCGGGGCCCTGCAGTGGTCTGATAGCTGACGCCTGCCCCCTCATGGTCGGAATGGAGCCCTGGAGGGCCTGAACCCTGGCCATCTGATCGGTTAGCTGCCTGTAAGCGTTGGAGGTGAAAGTTACAACACTTCTAAGATCTCCAAGCCTCTGGATATAGTCTTCAAGGCCAGCTTCGCTTCTGGGGACTTGATCAAAGCTTGCAATTAGTCGATCAACCTCCTGTCTCGTCCTAGAGACATCTTGATTCCTGAGCTGACGCCCAGACGTTCCTCTCATGCGCCCAAAGGGATCATCTGGCGTAAAAGCTTCTGCCAGGATCGCCAATCTGTTTCTGTTTACCTCGGCGAGGCTCTGAGATGCCGCACGAGAGGCAATAGTGAATGTCTTAAAAGCTTCTGTATTAGTTGCAACGCTAGAAGCGAGATTATCAAAAAACTGAATCTCCGAGCGCAATCCAGCAGTTGACTGAAACTGAGGTAAGCGAGCCCCCTGGGCAGTACCTTCAGCCCTTTCTCTGGATACCGCAATATCCATGTAAGAGCTTGCCAATCGATTGGCAAACTGAATCTGAACCTGAAAGCCTCGTGCGCTACCAAGAGACGCGGCAGCCTGCCCCCGTCTTTCCTGAACCTCGGCGAGATCGGCTTCAGCCCCCGCCATTTGACGGAGCTGGTAGGTCATCCTGGCGTCAACTGCCGCCCTTCTGCGTTCGAGCTGAGTTCGCTGCTCGGTTAATCTGTTGGTTCGCCCAACAACTAACGAATGGCGAAATGAGGCTCTTTGGAGTTCTTCAGAGCCTGCGGCTGCATTCCTTACGGCATTTCCGTAAATATCAGACTGTCTTCTGTTTATCTCCAGACTTCTACTATTTCTTTGCAGTGCCCTGTCGAGATTACCGGCTTCTCTTGACACCATCTGAAAGTTATCTCTCAGGGGCGCAAGATGAGCTGTCGCCTGTTCTACTTGGCGGTCAATTCCCCGCAGGCTTCTTGTAAGCCTTTCAACAGATTGCTGTGCTCTTCCGGGCTGTAACTCAAGCGGCCTGCTATTGATTCTTCCAATCGCAGCAGCAAGTTGATCGGTGCTACGAATTACTCTGTCAACCTCGGTCTGGCCATTGACGATAAGATCAATAATCGCCTGATAGCTAGCCATGCCTCGACGGTTCCTCGTGCTAACAGTCTAGGCACAAAAAAGCCGCTGGCCCGGTCGGACTAGCGGCGTTTTTTGATCTTTTCCATCTCAGCTTTCTGTCTTTTGCCTTTGATGGAATAATACAACTGCCACAGAATTAGCTCTTCTTCTGTTACGGCATCTTTTAGCTGAGAAAGAGTCATCTTAAGCTCTTCTGCCAGCTGCAGCTGAAAGAAGAGCCTTGTATCTTTCTCTAGCTCAGCCTCAGCTGCTTTTCAGGTCGGTTTCAGCCTCGCCCTCTTCGTCGGGGCGAAGAACCTTCAAGATCATCTGCTGAAGAATTTCATCCTCAACTTCCTGCTTGAGAATTGCAGCATCGCCGGGACGGAAAAGAGGCTGCCCATTTTCATCCTTGGCCTTTAGAATCAGAAGTTGCAGGGCGTAGTCGTTAGTGCTATCAGATTTAGCATTTTTCTGAGCCTTCTCCCGTTCGGCTGTCGTCAAAGGTGTAACATAAAATTCCAGCTCGTCACCGCTTGCAAGTAGAACAGACTGCTTGATAGGTTCAAAATTTGCTGCTTTGCGCAGGCGGTCAATGGCCCTCATAGAGCCGGTAGAAGAACTGGTCGGGGTAGCAGCCATGAACTAATCGGGGGCGACTTTCCCTGAAAGTCTACCTCAGGGAAGAAAAGAACTCAAGTCGAGCAAGAGGAAGTGCCGACAGATCGATCACCCAATTGCGACAAACTTCAGAAACTCTACAGTTATGGGCGCGGCAGCGGTTTGGTTCTGAACTATGAAAAACAATCGATCGTCTGTATTGAGCTGGCAAACAGTTTGAATAGCCACAGTTTTTGGCTGATTAGAAGACGAGCCAGAGTTGGAATAAATTTCGGATTCAGAGATTCTGTCAGCATTCGGGTCCAAAGAAGAGGAAATGTTTTGATTCCTCCCGATGTAAAAACCACAAACATTTTGAGAGCCATCACTAAAACTAAAAGTTGCAATTACATGAAAGAGCCCCCCAGCTCCCAAGTATCTCAAAGAATTGGTGCCAGTGTCCTTGGCGAAGTTTAGCAAGGTCCCAGTCTGCATTGTTCCATTAACAACCGCTCTTGCATTGACAGAGGAAATCCCAGTAGGGGTTGTGTTGTTTTTGAGATACATTACCCCAACCTCTTTTGTAGGGGCAGGGCTTGGAGGGCCGGCAATCCCAGGAACACGCAGAATAATCTTCGGCTGCCCTATTGCGCTTTCAATGCTTACAGATTGAGTCATGGTGACGTATAGCCCTCAGAAACAAAGGCAAGGCCTTCCACTAAATAATAGGGGGTCGAGAGTGAGTCAACAAGCAACATGTCATAAAAGCATTCGCACGGAAGATTGATAGAATCAGCCGCTGCCAACATCCAGTAAAACTTTCCAAGCGAGCGATTAATGTATTCAATTGAAAAATCAGCATACTTAGTATCTCTGTCTTTATCCCAAATCTGAGAATAAACACTTGCCCCAGTCAAGTCAATAGGATTATCAGCTTCATCAAGAAGCTCAACATAATACCTCCATGCCGCTCTTCGCTGAAGGGAAATATTCCACTTTGCAGGGTGAATCGCCATCTTCTTTTACTGCCTACGATCAGGCTAGCCAGAAAGAATCTCAAGACAATGGGTTCAATGTGAACCGTGCCAGCGATTAGCCCAGTCAAGCCTTTGCGCAGCCAGATGGTTTAGTGGATTCTGCGCAAAGGCGGCACTGCGGTAGGCACCGATCATCAATGCTGCCCAGACTTGGACTTCTTGCCAAGCGCTGCTGGCTTGCCGGGGCGATCCTCTACCACATCGGGGATGATCGGGCGGCCTGCGTGTTCGGGGCGCTTGCTGAGGCGTTCCTGGGCCTGCTGGCGGAGGGCGGGGAACTTCTGGGCAGCGCGTAGATATGGATTGGTCATTGATTCATGGCCTCCAGGGTGGCGTCATCGGGGGTTTGGTTTAAATGGAGCTTCCAGCTCGTTTCACTGGGAGGAGATACAAACAATCCCTGCCCTGCGCAGTCGAAGCCCTGAAAGTGCACCAGGCAGCCCCTGAAGCCAGCGAGACCGTCAGCAGTCCCCAATCCCTGTTCAACCCAGCGGCCCTGTCCCCTGGACACCTTGCCGTGGCTAGTGCAAACCCAGTCGCAGATGGCCCCGACTGGCGGCCTTCTGTCGGCTAGAAGCTCCCAGCCTGAACCTTGATAGTCTTTGCTCATCAGTCCGTCCTCCAACGGATTGGTCACGGCCTCGGTGTTGACGCACGCGGGGCCACACCCTTTATAGCGCGGCGCGGCAGGATTCATGCCATGGCCTCCAGGGTTGCGGAATCAGGAGCCTGGGTGGGGCCGCCGAGGAAGATTCGGGCCGGGGAGTTCACCACCACCAGGTATTGGTCCCATGCCTCAGGGGCTAGGCCGATGGTGTTGACGTGCCAGCCGGAGAGCGCAACGGGCGGGGTGATGACTTCGCCCGTCTCGGGGTCGTAGGTGCCGCCTTCGTGGATGGTGCCAATTTCGTCGAGGGCGTGGGTGTGGCTGCTGGTGATCAGGTTGTCGTCGTCGTTGATCAGGCCCTCGGCGGCGGCGAGGGTGCGGAATTGGTTACGGGTGGGGAAGCGGAAGCAGTACATGGTTAGAGGGTTATATTTTGCAGCGTGGAGTTGGGGAGGCGTTGGGGCCAGTAGGTGAGGCGGCGGATGGTGCCGTTGGTGAGTGCTGAGCCAGGCGCAGTGGTCAGAGTTGCTTGAGTAGCAACCGGCAGTAACGCTGTCAGTTGTGTTGCAACAGTTCCCGAATTAAGAACAACAGCTAAGTCATTTAGCCTGTATGCGGCAGCATGACGCGCTCTAGCGTTTACTGTTGTTGCATTTGAGGTAAGCAAAGTTGCCTGGCTGGATCCTGCCGCTACTACTCTTATATCTGCGGATAGGTTTGAGTTGCGAAGCTGAATGCGGTTATTTGTAGAGTTGTCATCTAATGAGAAAAGCGAAATTGCAGCGGAGTTGGCAACAGAAGCATCCGCAAACAAACTCCCCTCATCCTGCCGATACCACGAACTGAAATTCGCGCCCGTAATCGAAGCCACATCTGCGCTGCGGGTGACGGCTGTGGCGGTGGTGGGGATGTAGCTGGTGGGGAAGGCGCCGGCTTCTAGTTGGGCGCCCCAGATGTAGATGCCAGATGCGCCGTCGCCAGTATAAACAAACTCTAATGCACTTGTTGCAAAAGAAATAAAATACGTTGACGTTACGGTAGTAGTTGATTGAATTGAACACCTATACCATCCATTAGGCAGTGCCTGAATCGTTCCGGGTCCACTGACCACTGCTCCGGTTGAAAGATTAAAAGAAGTTTGGCCTTGAGCGCCATCTGTAGCATTGAAATCAACTAAACGAAGCAAACGGTTTCCAGGGCCTTGCTTGGCAAATACAGAAAATCTTTTGGCTCCAGTAGTTGTAGAAACTTGATTAACATTGTGCTGACTGTTTGAAGTATTTTCGGTGATTAAATCTGCCGTCGTTTGCCCGTCTGGTGCTATTGATGCGTTCAGGGTTGAGCCACTGCCAAAAGCAAGAAGGCCATTTGCCGACCAAGTTGTTCCAAAGTTTTCCGACTGCAGCAACAAATTCGTCCGCTGCTCCTCGACCAGCAACCCCAGGCACTCGCCCGTTAGCGGGTTATGGTCAAACCGTGGGGCCGAGTTGATGGTGCTGGTGGTGGGGATGTATGGTCCAACCGTGCTGGATTGCTCTAGTTGGGCGCCCCAAGCGATGATCGTTCCAGTGCTTCCATTGCCGCCACCTACTCCCGTCCGGTTCTCGAAACCGACGTTTGATGCGGTATTCCCGGCAGGGATTGTAACAGTGAGGGAATAGCGGGTCAGTGTTGGTGTGAGGTCAACAACAAGCTGCCCACCTGTGCCGGTTGCTGTCCCAGCAATTCTGATAACTGTTTGGGTTTTCGTCTTGGAGGCAAGCCACACTGAGAACGTGTATGTGGTGCCTGCTGGTGTACTGAGTTGCTGATACCTAAATGAAGAAGCATTTGTAAAATCAAGTGTATCAGCGGTTTGCGTACCGTTTGGAGCCGTGTCTGTATTGGAGGTGACTGATACGTTGCTTGTTGTGGTACTCCATGCCGCATCATCAAACTCCTCACTCCTCAGCAGCAGATTCGTCACCGCCGTCTGCAACACCCCATTGCTGCCTACAGACATGCCGCTGCTTGCCCTGGTGAACGTGATCAGGTTCTGGCCACTGACCGCATCGATCAGCGACTTGGACTCAGCGAACCGCTGGTCCAGGGATGGCACAGCACGGGCGCGGCGCCAGAGGTCGTTGCTGACCCACCGGCCAGGCAGCAGTGCAGCACGCCTAGATGGCAGCGCCAGCGTCACAGGCCAGCCTCCATTGCCGCCACACGCACCGAGATCGTGCTGGCCGATGCCGGTGTGTATGCCCCTCGCGTTTCGAGCTCGGCGTAGAGCGTCGTGCTGGCCGATGCGAGTTTGATCAACCGACCGGGGTAGTCCGCCTGGGCATATAGGCTGCTGCCAAAATCCAGCGGCGCAGGGATGTCAACATAGCCCATGTAGCTTGCGCGTTCACCACTCACCAGATCAAAGGCGGCGTTATCTGCAATAGCAGTCGGACTTGACTGGTAGAAATGCAACCGGAATGCTCCCCCGCTGATTACCGCTGCATCGCTGAACACCAGCGATACGCTCTGAATCAGCACAGAGCCGCCACTGGGCCCGATGCTGGGCAGGGTCAAAATGGCGCTGCCGCCGGTGTCACCCACCACGTCACCAGCGGCATACGCAGTGGTGTTGCTCGGGCGAGTGATCGTCACCGCAGCGTGGTAAGTCTTTCCGTCAACAGTCAGGCTGCTGCCGGCATCACTAACAGGAATTGGATTGCCAGCATCATTCGCAATCTCAACACCAGCAGCATCCAGGCTGAGTGTTGCACCTTGAATATCAACTTTCAAAAAACCTTCATCGGTAACAGTGACCGGAAGATCATTCCCGTCAGGCCCTCTACCAATCAGAAAAGCCCCTGCAGACATGCTCACTCGGCTGCTACACAGTCAATCTAGCCAGTCCCAGGCCCAGACAAAGAAAAACCCCTCCCGGAGGAGGGGCCGCAGATCAATGCCTGAGATATTCAGGATTTCGTCAGGTCAAAAGTAGGAGCTTCGCTCGGACGGAAGTTGATCGAAATCGACTGAGCATCATCGGGGTTGACGTTCAGACTTGCAGAAGTCAAAACGATCTTGCTCTCAATCGAACGACTCAGCGAGTCGCTAAGAGTGCCACCAGAGAACACCTGATCGATATACAGCTTCACCGCAGCACCAGTTTGACGACGCTGAATTACATCCTCAATCATGCGGTTGGCGATGGACTCCTCTTCGTCGGTGGTATAGATAGTGGCCGTGCCACTACCATCTGCAAAACCAGTGACGTACTTACGGAACGGTGCGTACTGCCCAGTGCCTTGACCAATAGTGGTCACGTCGATCTCAGAGCGAGTGATCTCAAAACTCCAATCACGAACCTGCCCAACAACACTGAAGCCCTTGTAGACAATCTTCGCCTTGGCCGCCCCAAAACCAGAAGGTTGAGCAGTCGCAGTTGCAGCAGTGCCACCAGCGGTGGTGCTAATCGTCATCACGCCCGTAGTGGGATCGTAGGTTTTGACGAAATAGTCGCCAGCAGCAATTGCGTTGGTAGTGGTCGAACCCACCGGATAGCTAAGAGTGATGGGATCATTCACTCGAAAGCCGAGAAAAACGCCAACAGTGATGTTGGCCCCAGTGGCAGGAAAGGCGGTGGCGAGAAGACAGGCTTCAGTGTTGGCGGGCTTGTAGTAAAAAGCCCCGGAAGTGCCGG